TTCTTTCTGAGAGGCTCAGGTTACCATATTCAAGAGGAGGATTGGCAATGACACCACTCGAAATTTCAGACTATAAACGCTCCTGGCTGATGGCGGCACACTACGAAGGTTATATTCATACTGATCGTAGGCGAGAGACTATAGATTGGCTGAAAGCGAATATGTGCCCAGGAACTTATGACCTCAAACAGTTTACTGATGTATACCAAGATACCGTAAGATTTGAGACTTGTGCAGCTTTTCTGAGATTTAATGAGTGGTACAATGAGCGGTAGACTATGGAGATTATGGGCGAAGAGCCTCGGAGAAAAAGTTGGAGAAACTGACACAGAAGCTGATATTATCGCTGTTATTAGGACTACTTGGTGGTTCACTCATATGGCGACTTGTATCATTATTATCTTAAACGCAATAGCAACCCATGGGTGGAACTTATTATGAAACTTGAATTAGAAGACGACCTTCTCGACCTCTGTATTGTTAAATCTCTGGACGAGACTCTTGAATGCTTTGAGTTGGGTCTCGAAGACCCAAACTCTTCTATTTTCTCAATGGAACTTGAAGCAGAGCACGCTGAGATAAAAAAGCACATTGAAGCCTTTAAGCTCGTGAGAGGTTGGTATAGTGTTCCAAGTTGGCATGCTGTTCCAGGGTGGTATTAGTGTTCCAGCTTAGTATGAGATACACTCCTTCTGGAAGAAAAAAGAAAGCTCTTCCAAAAGTAAGAAAGCGTGTAGCTCCTTTTAAAGAGCTGCAGCCAAGTGACACCTACAGACGAGAAACACCTGAGTATAAAAGCGTAGTAAGTACCTCACATAATTGCGGGGTCGTAGCGAAGCCGAAGCTCAGTAGTACATATACTATTGCACCCGCGTATAATAAAGGTGCATACCAAGTAATTAGCAAAGATAACATAAAGGATATTGGACGATGAAAATTTATGACCTCGAACAACAGATCATGAGATGTTGGGCTGTGACTGACGATATAGGTATGGTCACAAAACATTTCATTGATGACCCAAAATGGCAAGACATGAGTGCTGAGCTAGCAGATGCTATGATGAATAAGTACTTTGCTATTCAAGAACTTTATGAGTTAAAGTTTGAAGCGTTGTGGAGCTGCTTCGAAGAAGTTTGTGCAGAAAAATTTCAGAAAGAAGACGACTACGAATACCAAGTGCCAAAGATGGATGAAAGCTCAATTGACTGGAGCAATATTGTTGTAAAAGAATCTCCTTTTGAACAGCTTTCCTTTGACTTTGAATCAGAACAATATAGTAAACTGGAGAAGTAATGAACATTTATACAACAGATGTAGCAGAATATGTAGAATATGCGTGGAGGCAACTACCAGCAGTTGTTCCATCCGTAGTGTTTAAAACACGAGTACGTGATGAAAGCGTAGCGGGGTCAAACCCTTATCGCTGGCAGGATGTAAACTCTTTTGAGGTTTTCGCAGGAAAGAGAGTATTAGTATTCTCACTGCCAGGCGCTTTCACGCCAACCTGTGATACCATGCAGCTTCCTCGATTCGAAGAGCTTGCAGAAGAGTTCTATCAAGCAGGAATCGACGATATTTACTGTATCTCTGTAAACGATTCCTTTGTGATGAACAAGTGGGCAGAGAGCCAGAACCTGCAAAATGTAAAAGTGCTGCCTGACGGCAATAAGCAATTTACTACTGATATGGATATGCTAGTAACAAAAGAGAACCTGGGTTTTGGTGAACGTTCATGGCGTTATGCTGTAATCGTGAACAATGGTACTATTACTGATTGGTTCATTGAAGATGGCAAAGAAAGAGACGCTGAGGAAGACCCATACCACTACACTAATCCTGATTTTATTTTAGAAACCCTCGTATAAAATCTTGACAACGAGACCTCTCTTCGCTTATAATAGATGTATAAGAGAAGAGAGGACTACCCATGAGACTAATTCGCAACGCACTTCAAACACCCGATGGTACAATCATCGAATCAAAACATCGCCACGACTATGTAACTTACACAGATGCAAACGGTAAGCAATATATGGTAGATGGTGGCCTCGAATACCTTCGAAGAACTGTTCACGCAGATCAAATCGACCTATCCCTTTATGATGACCAACCTCACGAAGTACAGCGAGAGCTACTTACCTGGGGAACCTACGGCATCAATGGAGATCAACCCTTGCAGTATAAAAGTATTGCACAAATGGAAACTGGGCACCTCGAAGCCGTAGTAAAAATAGGTGGCCTATGTTTAGTTAGAAAAAGCTGTATGTTAAAAGAGTTGGAGATAAGAAATGACACTACCTTATGAGCGTAGATGGGCTGTAAACAACACTAGACGGTTTCTTGTAGACTTACTACATCAAGACGACAGCGTGCCTGAGGAAGTGAAGGAAGAAGCGTATAGATGTCTCAAACACTATCCTGGTGAGTATCATATGGATGAAGCAAGAAAAGCAGCTCCTGAAGTATTTGGAGACTGGGAGGACATGAAGCATGAAGAGTTGGTCAAACTTGGCTGGACTCCTCCTAAGAAAGAGAGTGAGGGATGAAAGAAATAACAGATGAAGAGTATGCGCTATTTCAGAAACTCGCAAAGATTTGGTATCACACTAAACCAGATAAGAGTGGTTCATTCTTTATCTGTGGTGAAGGCGGTGAGAAAGACGCACATGGACTACCGGACATTATCCTTGTATGTCCTCAAATGGGATCTAATACTACGGCAATATATCGTAAAGACAGAGTAGGTAGAAGCGGGCAATGAGCGTTACATATAGCACAAACTGGATGGGCCCTGTATCTAATCGTTGGTACGAAGAACGAGACATACCTTTCGAGTTGAGAATGACTTCTGGCAAATTCATCCAGCCACCGCGTGAATACAAACACTATCTTGAATCTTATTCGTGCGGTCGTATCGACATTCGTGGATTAGATGAAGAAGAATATTACAGCGGGTGGTACGAGTATGGTGTTGCTCCTATGCGTACCGAAGACTGGAATGCACTTAGTGATTGGTTGGATGATTTAGAAACTACAGAGCTATGGGAATACGATATGCTGATTAGCATATTTGAAGCCGAAGTATTAAACGGCAGACAGATAAGGTGGGCAGATGAGCGAATATAACCCACACAATTGGGTTGTTTTAAAAATAACCCAGGGCGAAGAAACAATATATAAAGTGCTAGGCGGTTGGTCTGGCGGTTATCTTGATGGTGACTATTGGAGATTGAACAGCGGTATCACAGGTGTAGAGAAACAGGCATATCTGTATGGATTCTACGGTAGTTCTGGTTCTATATACTGGTGTCATCAGGGTAGTTATCGCTTGACAATGGCGATCTCTGGATTCTACAATGATATGAAAAAACGCTTTGGGGATGCAGTTGAACTGATGCCTGAAGATACTAATTGGCATGAGGTGGAGTGGTGAATAATGTTTAAATTTTTAGCTGCTGGATTATTTGGTGTACCAGCCCGCCAGGAAAAAGAGCTACATAATAATCAAATACATCGTGCTCGGCAAGTTGGCAAGCAAGAACTGACCTCCTTAGTCAATCGTGTTGAAGTGATTGATGAGACAGGTCGTGCGTATATAAAGTATCTTGATGATACCAAGTTTGTTTGGTTGAGTTATCAGGACAATGGGCGAACACTGAAAGTGTTTGTTGATTCAACCAGTTGGAAAGGAGAGTAGAGCATGTCGAGTGAGAAAGTTACAACAAAAGTCTGCCCAAACTGTGGTAATGTACATTTGATTTTATTAACGTCCTTAAACCTAAAGATATGTGCAGATTGCCAGACAGAGATACCCTGGTATTTAGAAGAAAAACAAAAGCCCCTTATTTAGGGGTTTTTTATTGGCCATAAAAAAAGGAGCTTTCGCTCCTTTCTTCGTTACTCTATAATACTTTTTAGATCAGGGGGTGAGTAGTTTGGCCCTTTTAAGATTTTTCCATCTTCCCTTTTGATAGGGCGACCATCTTCTCCTAGCTTACTTAAATTGCTGCGATGCACTTCTGCAAAGCAAGCATCAAGATCAAGACCAAAGGAATGGCCTGCTCCGTACACAACATATAATAAATCAGTGAGCGCATCTGCTATCTCCACTAGGTCTTTGTTTTCTACGCCAACAACCAGTTCTCGTAGTTCTTCTTCAATGAGTTCAATCCGAAGATCTTGTACGTCCCAACTTGGGAGTGTAGGGACATCCAGGACTTCCTGACTCATGGCTTCCATGAAATCTCCTACTAATTCAAAGTTTGTGCCTTCCATCATTTTTTCCTTTTCTGTTCCCGTTTAATTGCGGCTTTCTTTTTAGTTTTCTTCTTTTCAGAAGGTTTTTCGTAGTACTGATTACTTTTTAGATCAAACAGCTTCTCAGAGCATTTCTTGCGAAAAACCCTGAGAGCTGCTTCAACATTACCGTTTCTAACCTTGACGTCCATTAGGTTCCTTTCGTTGCAACATCGGAGGAGTACCCCAAACGTCCCTTGCGTTAACTCTAATAACGCGTTCGTTAGTACAACTTTTATCAGGGTTGTCAATAGTTAGAACTACATTCTTACCTGCCAGCCAAGCATTCTGCTGGTTAATTGTTCGTGTCATAGTACCATGTAAACTAGTGCGGCATTTGCTAGGGCTCCCTACAATACCTTGGCTAGTACGTGATTTTCTACTTTTTTTCTTCGCCATTCTTATTTCTCCTGTTAATATCCATCGTTATCGTCTATGTTCACCCATACTACAAATAATACAACAAGTAGGAGTCCATAGAGGTGGTTAATTGTTATCGCGCTTTCTAGCAAAAGTCCATCCTCTTTGTCTTAGGTAATATACCTGATTTACTATCGACTTAGGATTTCTGTCTGGAAGTAGTGCAGCAAGTTCTTCCGGAGAAATAACATTGTAGTATTCCTTCAGAATCTTTCGCTCTTTCATTGTCCATCCTATTCTTTTCATTTGATTATTATAGAACAAAACAGATGTTAATGTCAAGATTTATTTTTGTTATCATTTAAGATTTACCTTTCTAGTAAGTTACTTTTCAATAGATATTATTATACAGAAAGTGAGCTTAAAAGTCAAGTAATATTTTTAGCTCCTTAAAAATACTTCTTGACAATTATATAAATATGTCGTATAATATGTGTTCATTAGGAAAGCTCTACAGAGCAAGAAACGGAGAAAACAATGCAGGAATTAGCTATATTTGTATTCTGTTTAATTGGGTGCGGTATAACATCATACCGATTAGGATACCATTGTGGCGTTGTCGGAGCCGTCGAACATTTAATAGACGAAGGAGTCTTAGAGGTAGATGATGAGTAATACAACAGTACATATTTACGGCGGGGTCGGCTGCTCTGCCTGCGTAAACGCAGAGAAACTAGCAGAAAGCAAGGGCTTTAATATACTAAAAAATGACATTGGTGATATTAGCCCACAGGAGTGGATAGATCGAATTGAGATTGTTCCGCGAAGTATTCCCCAAATCTTTGTAAATGGAGAGTACATAGGCGGCTTAGATAGCTTTCGAGGATGGCTACATGAACACGATCTCTGAGGAGTATCGCAAAGTTTTAGTAGACACACATAAAGGAAGCGGAGAGCGGGGTTGGGGAAATACTGGATCAGTAAAATATCTACAACCAACTCTCAGTCTTATAGATAGATATAAAGCAAAAGAAATGCTCGACTATGGCGCAGGTTGGGGAGGCATGAAGGAAGCTTTAAAAACAGAACGCCCCGACGTAGTAGTACATGAATATGAGCCAGCACGAGTAGAAGTAGCAGCACCCCCTGAACCATGTGATTTTGTTGTTTGTCATGATGTACTCGAACACATTGAACCCGAGTTTTTGGATAACGTTATACTGGACTTAAAGAGAGTAGTAAGTGGTATGGGCTACTTTTCTGTGTGCACAGTTCCAGCATTAAAAAAGCTATCCGATGGTAGAAATGCTCATCTTATAGTAGAAGAATTTGAGTGGTGGTTAGTAAAACTTGCCCCACACTTTCATATAAGACAGGCCAGATTCTACAATAGTAGGCAGGTCTCCGGAGACATATTAGTGGAGAAGCGATGTGTGCGATAAATGGAATTAGTTGGGATGACTTACACCTAGTAGAAAGAATGTGCAAAGCGAATAAAAGTAGGGGGCCTGACTATACACGTAGTTTTGTAAGAAACGGTGTATCACTAGGACATAACCTTCTAGCTATAAATAGAGATGTAAAATACTCTATACAACCAAGAATGACACCTAAATCTATGCTTGCTTTTAACGGCGAGTTATATGATATAGACGCAGAAGAAATATTAGATACAGACTATCTTCAGGCTCGTTTAGAAGCAGAAGGAACAAAAGCTCTACGGGGTCTCAACGGGGCTTTTGCTCTCGCATGGGTACAAGGAGATATTCTCTACTTGGCAAGAGATCACTTTGGTAGTAAGCCAATGTATTATTCTCTTACAAAACAGGGTATTATATTTTCTTCCACAATCTTTGCAATTATAGAAGGAGGCGTTCACCCTTACTTCTCTCCTGCAAATATCGAAGAGTTTCAAATGGGAAACTACTGGCAGAACGGCCAGAAAACTGTATATAGTAATATTCATAAACTTGCTCCAGGGCAGATTATGAAGTATGATGTAATAAAACAACGAATTATTGGATATGATAGTTGTTGGGATGACTACAATATAGAACAACGTGACTTCAATCATTTCGAGTATAGGGAAAAGGTTTTAGAAGGAGTTCTGCGTACTGCACGAACTAAAGAAAGGTTAGCCTTGTTGCATAGTGGAGGACTTGATAGTAATCTTATTGGTGCTATCCTGGGCGCTACAAACACTGAGAACTTCTTCTCTGCGACTCTTTCGTATGAGGACGATCCAGTACTTGACCCTGATCCTTATAGAGCTATGATGGATGAAGTAGACTTTGCAATGCTATGCACAAAAGAATATAATATTGAGCATTTTATTACAGAGATGCCTGCTTCACAGGAAATTATAGACCGATACTCAAAAAGAGCTATGGAAATATGTGGCTCAATTTTTGAGGATAGTTATAGAATGGTACCTCGACTTTACCTTCTTGAGCAGGTTGCGAAAAGAGGTGCAAAAGTTGTGCTTACTGGCGATGGTGGAGATGAAATTTTTAGTGGTTATAATAAACATGGAGATTGGTTAAACCCCAAAGTACAAGCTAATCCAATGTCTATAAGCCAGCTTAGGCCACAAGACCATACAGTACAGCATCATATTGATAGGCATGGTTTGGAAGATTGGTTTCCTCTCGGTGTGATTGAAGGTGTACATCCTATAACCTCTCAAATGTTCATTGATCTATTGACAGGTTGTGAAACTTATTTATTACGTTCAGATTCGTTTTGCGGGGCTTTTGGTATGGAAAGTAGAAATCCCTTTCTCTATCAAGACCTTGCTAAATATGTTTTGGAAATTCCTCTAAAAAGAAAATTACAGTATGAGACAAATTTGTTTCGTGGTACTAATAAATTTTTAATCAGAGAGGTGTTCTCGGATATTATCCCAGATCTAATTACTAAACGAAATGGTAAGGTAGGTTGGTCGTTACCTTATTGGAGAAAAGATCCTGCTATTAGGAAAAGAAGAATGACCAAAGATCAAAATATGCTAGAAAGCATAGTGGAGGATAAAATAAATGAGCGGTAAAGGAAGTAAACAAAGACCTACTGACAAAGAGAAGTTTGATGCAGCATATGACGAAATCTTTGGCAAAAAGGATCAAAAAGTCAAGCAAGCCATGGTGACTGATTTGAATTGGGACGGCATAGAAGACGACGAGCCTGAAAATGAGTAAGATACTGCTAGGTATCATATTTGCAATGGGCTTAGTAGGTGGGTTATATTACTATACTACTGACGCAACCATTACAGAGCTGAGAAAACTACTAGCAGCTTATGAATTGAAATTCGCAACTCAAGAAGAGACAATTCAGGCTTTAGAAAAAGATTTTGCCCTTCAAACAGAAGCGTTAAAGGATATGCAGGTTCAAAGTCAGCAAATCCAACAAGAGATGAACAGGTATTTAGATATCTTCAAAAGACATAACCTAACTAAGTTAGCTGCTGCAAAGCCAGGTCTTATTGAAGGTAAAGTAAATAAAGCTACCAAAGGAGTATTCGATGGGATCGAAGATGATAGTGCTAGCCTTGACCGCCTTGATGACGGGGTGCAGCTTTCTAATGCCAGCCCCGAGGGAAGTGGAGATAGTAACTAAACCAGTAGAGCGGGTTATAGCCCAACCTGTTCTCCCAAGAGCCTTAGACCTCAAAGAACCTTATTGGTACGTAGTATCAAAAGCCAACCTCGAAGAGTTCTTAGCTCGAATGGAGAAAGAAGAAGGGCAAGTCGTATTTCTTGCAATGTCAGTACCTGACTATGAGCTAATGGCTTATAATATGCAAGAGATCAAAAGATATATAAAAGAAACGCAGCAGGTGATAATTTATTACCGCAAGGTCACTACGGAGAAAGTAAATGGACAAGAAAGCAGTGTACGAACAACTAAAGATTGATGAAGGGGTGGTTTATGAAATCTATCTCGATCATCTCGGCTACCCCACGTTTGGCGTTGGACACTTGGTACTTAAAAGCGATCCAGAATTTGGACAGGAAGTGGGAACAAAGGTTAGCGAAGAAAGAGTCCAAGAATGCTTCGACAAAGACCTCGAAACCTCAATCGACGAGTGTTACGCTCTATACGGCCCAGGGACATTTAACAACTTCCCATCCGAAGTCCGAGAGATCCTGGTTAATATGATATTTAACATGGGTCGTCCACGTCTTTCAGGGTTTAAAAACTTTAATGCAGCACTAATTGGCTGTGATTGGAGTAAAGCCTCAGAAGAAATGGTGGATAGTCGTTGGTACCGTCAAGTCGGTGCTAGAGCAGAACGTTTAGTAGAGAGAATGAAAGCGGTATGAAAATATTTATAGGCCATGATAGACAGATACCTGAAAATACAGATGTATGTGAGAAATCAATACGTAAGTACGAACCAGGAGCTAACATTACTCGCATCGATATATCAGAGATGTGGGAACGGGGTTACAATAGAAAGGAGGATGGGTCAACGGAGTTTACTTATACTCGTTTCTTAGTGCCTATGTTATCTGGATATCAAGGCCTGTCTTTATTTTGTGATAGTGACTTCGTATGGCAAGGAAGCCCATACGGGGTCGCTAATTACCACGACGACGAAAACGCAGTCTCAGTAGTGCAACATAGGGTCTATGATGCACACGAAATAAAGATGAATAATATAAGGAACGAAAGCTATGATAGAAAATGGTGGTCGTCTCTTATGTTATTCAACTGTGGGCATGAGCATACTAAAAGGCTAACTATGGAAGAAGTAAATCAAGCGTCTTCTGCTTATTTACATCGACTATGGTGGGCAGAGACTAAAATTGGGTCAATACCAGGAATCTATAATCATTTAGTTGGTTATGACGAGCCTGAGCCAGGCATTCAAGCCTACCATTTCACAGACGGAACACCTATTCATAAAGGACAGAAGTTCGGCCCTTGTGTGGAGAAATACCTTGAGTTTATGTGATATTCAGCAAACCGTACGAAACAAATCAGTAATCGTAGTAGGAAACAATGCCACTGCACTTGAAAAAGAGCAGGGAGAGCTTATTGATAGCTATGATGTAGTAATTCGGTTCGGAAAAGGTATTCCAGACGGCTATGAGCAGTATTTAGGTAGGCGTACTGATATTTGGGTTACTGGAGGCTTTCGCATGACGATGAGAGACTATTTTCCGTCCACAACTCAAGTATTATTTAATACTAGCACAATAAATGGCATAGAAATAAAGCGCCCAACGTATGAGCATACTGTAATGTATGAAATAGACGAAATTAAGGCGTTAAACGAGTATTATGGCGGAAAAACGAGTCGCTTATCTGCTGGCGCCGTAGCGGGGTTATGGCTAGTCAACGAAGTTACTTGCTACCAGGACCTCACCTTCATAAATTTTGACTTTTTCACGCATACGGTAAAGTTTAATGACAGACTCAGTAAAAAAACTAATATAGCCTCAAGTTGGCACTTACCTCTTGCTTCTGGAGCAAAAGTAGACCTCGTTAATCCTGAGAACCACCCTGCACATAGTATAGAAGTAGAGAAAGCCGTATTTAGAGATTTACAGTTACTAGATAAAGACGTAAAAATTATAGCAGATTTAGCACAACCAGCAGAGTTTATTGACGTAGAAAGGATGGCATGGGACAATGTTAGACACCGTATTCAAACCTCTTAAATATGAAGAAGTAGCTCCTGATATATACCAAGTAGATTTTTTAAATGAACAGTTCTGTGAGTTTATTATAGCCTCTTGTAATCAGGTAAACACCTGGGCTCCAAATAAACATGATAAGCGTTATGCTACTCATGATATTCATTTGGAGAAAGAAGTACCAGACATTTATAGTATAGTTCAGCCTTACTGGGATACTAGCGTATCTCGTTTAGCTGAGTTTATCTGGCAGATAGATGGCTTTGTACTATCAGATTTCTTTGCATTAAAATACTCCAGAGAAACTCAGACAGGGCTTTCTCTTCATCATGACGATAGTTATATTACAGGAAGTGTAAAACTTAATAATAACTATACTGGTGGAGATCTTTATTTTCCACGACAAAAGTTCTCTAGTGCAGACGTACCTGTGGGGTCTCTTTTATTGTTTCCTGGAAAGATAACTCATCCCCATAAATGTAATCAGCTTGTTGGAGGACATAAGTACTCCCTTGCTATGTGGACTAAAGAAAGTGCATAAAATAATAGACAACTTTTTGCCGAGAGGCATTAGAGTAGACACAAATCCTTTTAAAGGTCAGTGGTATGACTACCCTCCTCAAAAACCCTATCAACAAGCCATCTTTGAGGAGATAAAGCAAACCTTTGATATGAAGTCCTGTGTAGGGTTTGAAGAGTGGTCACACAATCCGCATTGGAGTTGGTTACCTGAAGAACACTACGATAAAGATGAGACTTTATTTTATAAAGAAGGCATAGTGAGAACGCCCCTTTGTAGCGCAGTTTTTTATCTTAAAGTGTCAGACCTTGCAGGAGGAGACTTACACTTAATAGATGAAGACGTTCTAATATCTCCTAGAACAAATAGACTTGTTTTGTTCAGTCCAGGGGTTTTGCACACTGTTACCGAGTATATATCAGGAGAACGAGTAAGTTTAAATATAAATCCATGGGACTATGCTATAAAAAGTTCTTGACTTTCTTTGTTAGTTTCGGTATAATAGTATTTCAATTTTAGGAGAACTATTATTAACCTTTTTTACCTAGACGAAGACCTCGATAAATGTGCAGAGTATCATGTGGACAAGCACGTCAACAAGATGATTCTCGAAGCTGCACAGCTTATCTGCACAAATCTCTGGATAGATCACCTATTCGGTTTTGTACCTCGTGCTATCACTAAGGAAGAGAATGCTATCCTTCAAAAGACTCGCAAAGAGTGGAAAGAAGTTCCAATGGAAGATAGACTCTTTCCATACCTTCCTACCATGCAAAATCATCCTTCATGTATATGGGTGCGTTCTTCGCTAGAAAACTTTTATTGGACAAATAACTACGCCTTTGCTCTTGGTAGCGAGGCACACTATCGTTATGGTAGTGAACACAAAAGCATGAAAATGCTAATGAATTTACCAGAGCCAAAGAATATGGAAGACCATGGGTTTACCACTTTTGCTTTAGCAATGACTGAGGAGTTAAAAGACTATGGCGATCCTATACAGTCTTATCGTAATTTCTATATGCTCGACAAAGCTACGTTCGCTTCGTGGAAACATAGAGACAAGCCGTATTGGTGGGACGAGAGCCTCGCAGACTACGACCAAAGAATATCAAGAAAATGAAAAATAACTTTGTAGCAAAACACGCCAGAGCATACAATAAAGCGAAAGTATTTATTGATCGCAAAGCCGCGTCTAAAAAAGGCTACAGCAAATACAAAGGATACCAAGAAATGGATGAGTCATGCCCAAATTGTGGAGAGTTTCTTAGTGGTGACGGCTATGGTACGCCTGAACGCTGCCCTAATGCCTCAGAAGAACGCTGGTGGTATGCAGAACCGGACTCTGGCCCATATTATTGTTTAGAGGAAGAAGAATGAGTAAAGTAAGTTTAGTAGGAATGACAACGCCTTCAGCGACAACCGGCTGTCATACAGCTAATGAGCTAGTGGCATATACGGCTAGGGTAAGTAATCCGAGTAATCAAGCAACTCTATATTCAGCTCCCAAGCTGTTAAGATACTTGATTCAACATGAGCACTGGTCACCTTTCGAGATGGTACACGTTACTCTCGAAATCGAAACTACTCGTGATATTAGTAGGCAGATTATTCGTCACCGTAGCTTCTCTTTTCAAGAGTTTAGTCAGCGATATGCAGAAGTACAGGAGCCTTACGAGTCTCGTGAGTGTCGCCTACAAGATACAAAAAACCGTCAGAATAGTACTGAACTTGACTACTCTGACCCTGTATCACGTGAGCTGGCAGAGAGCTGGAGAATGAAGCAAGCTACAGTTAATAGAGCTGCAAATGAAGCCTATAAGTGGGCACTTGATAATGGTATTGCAAAAGAGCAAGCCAGAGTGTTGTTGCCGGAAGGAAACACCCCCACTACTTTGTATATGGCAGGAAGTCTGCGTTCTTGGATACACTATTGTCAGCTACGAATGGCTCATGGAACTCAGAAAGAACATATGATAGTTGCTGAACAATGTTGGAATGTCCTAGGGCAACACTTTCCAGATGTTGTAGCAGCACTTGACGAAGTATAGTTTGACTTTAAATGCGTATGCTAGTATAATATACACATATAGAGGAGAGAAATAATGACTGAAGGTAAAAAATTTGATGGCGAAAAGCCAAGGCTGTATTTGTTACCGCCTAAAACTTTAGTAGAAGTTGGTAAGGTGCTGACATACGGTGCAGCCAAGTATGATGAACATAACTGGAAAAAACTAGACAACTTGCAAAATAGATATACGGGCGCAGCGTTGCGTCATTTATTCGCACACATGGACGGAGAAGACCTAGACGAAGAAACAAATCTAGACCATCTTGCTCATGCCATATGTTGTTTAATGTTCAAATTGGAGGCAAAACTAAGTGGCATTAGCGAAGAGGGTGAAGAAAAAGGATCACGAAAATCTATCGAGTACAAACATAGAGAAGGTGTTAAATCTATTGAGTCCTGGCTCAACTAAAGCACCAATTACTAAGAAAGAAGCCTGCGACTTCTTAAATATAGCATACAACACAACTAGACTACAGAAGATTCTTGATGAGTATGAGGAACGTAAGGAATACACAGCAGCGCGTAAGGCAAAGCTACGCGGCACGAAGGCGGCTGATCATGAGATTAGAGAAGCCGTTACCAGTTATCTCGACGGAGAAAGTATTGCAGCAATCGCAAAACAGCTCTATCGTTCAGCAAGTTTCGTAAAGAATATAATTGATAGAGTCGGTGTGCCTAGTAAGCCAGCGTCTGCGGCAGATCGCATTAACCCTGCTTACTTACCAGATGAGTGCGTAGCAGAGTCTTTTGAGAAAGGAGCTATAGTATGGTCTGCAAAGTACCATTCACCAGCTATCGTAGAACAAGAGATTTCTATAGCATATCAGGCTGAAAAGATGGGGTATCAAGACACTAACTACGAAGCGCGTTACGGAAGTAAGTGCTATAGTATTTATATCTTGCAGCCCATACAACAACAAGAAGATATGTGGATGGCCGTGCCTAATAGTGGCGGCTTCAACGCATTTTCTCTAGCATATGATCTCGGGTGTCTAAAGCATCTTGAGAAGTATGGAGTGGATTTAAAGAAGTTATGATAAGCGATTACTATAGACAACAGCTACAAACCTTACATGAGGAAAACGTTACTTGGGGTAACGGCCCTCGTATGTATATGTTACGTATCTCCAAATGGATTCTGGAAGAAGAAGTTACAGAATTACTTGATTACGGGTGTGGAAAGGGTAAAAACGTACCTTTTATTCTGCCAATTAAAATAGTAAACTATGATCCAGGTGTACCTCAGTGGAGTGCAGACCCTCAAGTTTGTAAGCACTTATTATGTATAGACGTACTAGAACATATTGAACCTGAGCATCTTTATTCGGTGCTAGAGCATATTGCTAGTAAATTTACAGTAGGTGCTATGTTGAATATAGCATTAACAGAGTCTAAACACTTTCTTCCAGACGGAAGGAATGCACATATTTTATTACGCCCAGTAGCTTGGTGGGTAGAAGTACTACAGGAATTTTACACACTAGAGTCTCTTGAGTTTAAGGAAGCAAGTTTTACAGCTTTTATTAGGCCTAAGAAAAATAATTCTTGACTTTCTTTGGTATATATTGTTATAATATACACTTAATAAATGAGGAAAGCAATGGGCGACCGATTTTACCAAGCACAATTACGAGCAACAGGAAACTGTCCTGGAGCACCACTTACTAATAGAAGGAAGCGCAAAATGGCGTGGGACGACGACAAAAAAGCACAAGCAGTTTCAATGTACGAAGAAGCTGAACCAACCCCTGAAACATCTATGGAAATCGTTAAAGAGATCGCAGAAGAACTTGATGAATCTCCTAACGGTGTTCGTATGATTCTCACCAAAGCTGGTGTATACGTCAAGAAGACACCTGCTGCTAGCGGTGCAAAAGCATCATCTGGCAGTACCGGCGGTACACGAGTATCAAAAGCAGACGCTATCGCAGCTCTGTCCGCAGCACTATCTGATGCTGGCCAAGAAGTTGACGAGGAAATCATTTCCAAGTTGACTGGTAAAGCTGCACAGTACTTCGCTGCTGTAGTAACGGCTGTCAACAGCTAGATTCTAAGAGCGTCTAAACGACTAACTACCTTAGCCCAGGAGGCACGCGCTGCCTGGGATAACAACAAAACGGCGCACCTCCTTTATGGATAGTACAGCAGAAGATTCTGCTAACCTGCTTTAAAGGAGCAACTGTGAAAAAAGAAGAACTAGCACAGATTGTTGAAGACCACGGTGATGCTGTAATTACTTATCGAAGTGAAAACAGTAATAAACTAAAGTATAATGTTTGTACATTAGATTTTAGCACTCCGTATATCCAACAAAAGAAAAACCGTGCAAAAGAAACTACCGATACACTTCTAATGTTTTGTTGGGATACGGACTCGTACCGCCTGATAAAGCCTAAGAATGTAACAAGTGTAGTATCATTATCCTCAATTCTTCGTAATTGAGGCGACTAATGGAACTACATGAAGCCCCAGAATTATTCGAGAGAGTAATTCACTATGATGAAAGTAAGGAAGTACAAGTACGCCTCACTGTCAGTACCTTTCGAGGTGTTGAGTATTTGAGTCTACGAAAATACTATCTTGACTTTACAGAGGAATGGAAGCCAACACCAGAAGGCATATCAATGCCCCTGGACTTTAATAACTCAAGAGAACTCTTTGTGGGTTTAACTGAGATATTATCGTTAGCAGAATCTAGGGAGATCATTGAGGAACACTTTTCTGATTTAATGTCCCAGGTTTACGAAAAATAGTTCTTGACTTTAGTTTCATTTGTCGGTATAATATACATTCATTAAGTGGGAATACGCATGAAAGACTTTTTAGACAACGCAAGTAACGCATACTACGAAGGTACTCCGATTATCTCGGATATCGAGTTCGATGAGTTAGCTGCAAAGTACGGATACAATGAGGTAGGCCATAAGATTACTGACGGCATTCCACATCTGTACCCAATGTACTCGCTCAAAAAAGTCTTTGATATGAATAGTGCCCCGGCACTAGACGAATACGTGCAGACTCCCAAACTTGATGGTGCAGCAGTGTCTTTAGTCTATGTAAATGGATTATTGGCACTAGCTTTAACACGAGGTGATGGTAATGTCGGAAGAGACATCACTGAAAAGATGCAGTACCTAGTACCTGAGGAAATCCTCTATCGAGGCAGTATCCAGATTACAGGTGAGGTAGTTTGCCCATCTCGTGTTGTAAATGCTCGAAATGTCGCAGCGGGGTCACTAAACCTAAAGTGTATGGACGAGTTTCATGCTCGAGACCTGACTTTTGTGGCCTATGATATTCAAGGCGGAGACTATGATACATGGAGCGAAGCAATGAGGGCTTTAAGCGTTCAAGGCTTCAGTACAGTTAATAAGTTTGATGCTAGTGAATATCCTACAGATGGCATTGTCTATCGTGTAGATTCGTATAAGACTTTCAAGCAACTCGGATTTACTGCACATCATCCTCGTGGTGCTTTTGCTTTCAAAGAGCAGAAGAATGGTGTAGTAACAAAGTTACTCGATGTTGTGTGGCAGACAGGCAAATCTGGTGTGGTTAGCCCTGTAGCAATCCTAGAGCCTGTGCTCATTGGAGACGCTAACGTAAGAAAGGCAACCCTGCACAACATAGAGTATATCCAAGAGCTCAATCTGGAGATTGGGTGTATGGTGGAAGTTATTAGATCTGGGGAAATTATACCTCGAATTTTGAGACGTGTAGCCGAATAGGTTCACCTTAGAAAAAATAGTTCTTGACTTTTACCTTAAACTTGTTTATAATATACATTCAATCAATAGAGGACACTCCGCATGATACCGATCCAAGCTCCTACACATTGCCCTAGTTGCAGTGCGGAACTTACTTGGCGGAATCACCTTCTGTACTGTGTGTCTGCGTCCTGTACCGCACAGATGCAGAAAAAAGTAGAGCACTTTGCAAAGACTCTTAAAATTAAGGGTCTTGGGCCAAGCTCCATTGAGAAGCTAGGTCTATCTGATATTCGTGAGATATATTGTCTTGCTGAAGATCAGATTGCAGAGTGTCTTTCCTCTCCAAAGATTGCAGCAAAGCTATTTGCTGAGATTAAGAACTCTGAGAGTGCCCCTCTTGAGATGGTACTACCAGCGTTCAGTATTCCGCTAATAGGCAAAACAGCAGCAAACAAGCTATCTTCAGTAATCACTAATATATTTGAACTGAGCGAAGATAAGTGTGCAGATGCCGGTCTTGGCCTAAAAGCTACGGAATCCCTAATGGACTGGTATCACTGGGACTTCCTAGGAGTATATGATACACAACTGCCTTTTGATTTTAAATTCACTGAGAAGTCAAAAGATACTATTACAGTCACTATAGATCCTGTAGGAGTAGTCTGTATTACTGGAAAACTAAAGAGTTTTCCATCAAAAGCAGAAGCTACTAAATACTTAGAGCACTATGGATGGATTGTAAAAAGTACTCTTACTAAAGACTGCACTCATCTATTAAATGAGTCAGGAATTGAATCGGCAAAAACTAACCAAGCAAGGTCAAAAGGTATCACAGTAGTTGATAACCTAGGCCAACTAACAAATAACGGAGTTATATAAATGGCACTTCCTAAGTGGACTGAAGAGCGTACTGCTCAACTTACCTCATTCGTAGGTGATGAATCACCTATTTCTCAAGCAACTGTTGCAGAAGCAGCAGAACAACTTGAAACCTCTACTCGTTCTATCTCTAGCAAATTGCGCAAGATGGGTTACGATGTAGTCCTCGCTTCTACCGCTGGCGGTAAGTCTTTCTCGGAAGACCAAGAAGCAACCCTCGCAGCTTTTGTCAATGACAACAGCGGTGAGTATACTTATGCTGAAATCGCTAATCACTTTGAAGATGGTGCATTCTCAGCTAAGTCAATCCAAGGCAAAATCTTGTCTATGGAACTGACTGGCCACGTCAAGCCAGCTCCTAAAGTAGAAACTGTACGCACGTACAGCGAAGCTGAAGAAGCCACCTTTATCGGTATGGTTAATGACGGTGCTTTCGTTGAAGCTATCGCAGAAGCTCTGGATCGTAGCGTAAACTCTGTTCGTGGTAAGGCTCTGAGCCTCCTTCGTTCAGGCGAAATCGCTGCTATTCCTAAGCAAGAGCACACTAAAGGTTCTGACAAAGAAGATCCTTTGGCTGCACTGACTAACATCGGTGACATGACTGTTGAAGCTATCGCTGAAGCTATTGGTAAGACAGCTCGTGGTGTTAAAACCATGCTGACTCGCCGTGGTCTGTCTGCTGCTGACTATGACGGCGCTGCTCGTCAACAGAAAGCTGCACAGTAAGTTGTTGTAAAACATGGCCTACACCTCTGCTTTAGGGCACGTGTAGGCTCTTTTTTGTTCGGGGGAACTGTTGAATATATCTAGTGCTATTATCAAGCAGGTTATTTCATTGCGCGACTTTGAGACTTGGTCTTATCTGCGTAAGGAATACTTGCCTGCCGAATATCATAAGCTCCATGAGCTTATTGATAAGCACTGTGAGAATTTTCATTCGCTCCCCTCGTTCGATGATCTCAAGCTTAGTATTCGCCATTCTGGTACGCAAGAAAAGATACACGCTATTGAAGCAGTTGATGTTGATGTAGACGCATATACTTTATTGCAATACCTCAAGAACGAATACACTCAGAAAGAAATTCTGAATTCGCTTGATAGTTACATTGATAATACCGTACTGTTCGCAGATGCGGAAGAGTCAGTAGGACAACTACACCAGATCGTACTTGACATTGAAGAGAAAGTAGATTTGGAGGTTCCAGAAGAAAGTATGCAACGCATAAAACTTTTTGAACCTGAAGAAGAGATAGGGAAATATATTGGCCTCGGCTTAAACGCTGAATACGATCACGAGATAAAGTTCTCCCCCCGAGACTTGGTTCTTGTAGGCGGTCGTAGAGGTGCTGGTAAATCCTTAACTTGTGCTAACATTGCTAATAATGTCGTTGAATCCGGTCGATCCGCTATTTATTTCACTATTGAGATGGATAGCCGCTCTGTTCTACAGCGTTGCTGTGCAATAGCGACTGGTGTGCCGTTTTCTCGTTTACGCACTAAAAATCTTAGTGTACTCGAATGGGAAAAAGTGGCTGGCTGGTGGGCAAATCGCTTCCAGCAAGGGCAAGAGCGTCTTATGGAATACAAAGAACACAGAGACTTTGAGAAGTTTCACGATAAACTAACTACTAGCTGCGAGCTTCTCCCGACTCAGCAGTTACAAGTTGTTTACGATCCGTCTCTTACATTAGCTAAGATACGTGCAACGCTTGACAAGAAAGTCAAAGCATTAGACGTAGGTGTGATTATTGTAGACTATATAAACCAGGTTAAACGCTCTGCCGCTCCCGCACGAGGCGGGCAGTACGACTGGACTGAACAGATTGAAGTTAGTAAAGCACTGAAAGCTATGGCACAGGAGTATGAATGCACTGTATTCTCTCCATACCAAACAGACGCTACTGGTGAGGCTCGTTTCGCCAAAGGTATCTTGGACGCAGCGGATGCGGCCTATGCCTTGGAAACCTGGGATCACGAGGACAATTGCATGACTTTTAACTGTGTTAAAATGCGTGCCGCCAGTATGCGTTCGTTTTCATCTACTGTAGATTGGGAAACTCTAAAGATCGGGCCGGAAACTGCCCTGACTCCGAAAGAGAGAGAAGATAGTTCACATAAGACTGACGAAACTATTGATGACCTTTGACAAAAATAGTTCTTGACAATCCTGTCATTTTTGAGTATAATATGTATTCTTGAGTGACAGGATTTTTTTTAAATTGGAGAAAGAAGTGAACAACCGCATAGTTCCAAAGATTGACCTACTTTTTGATCAACTGCAGATTGCACTTGAAAACGAAAGGTACGAGACAGCTGATCTTGCTCTAGCAAAACTATCAAAGTATTACATTCACTTTGACCAGGATTCTGCCGAGTACTATGAGTATGCTCAAAATGTAGTAGAAATTATGCTCAACGGGGTTGACGAATCGTTTGAACCCTCAGAGATGGATGAATGGCACGACTTTGACCCGGACTGTTAATGAACGTACTCGATTTATTACAAAGTAAAGATATTCCATACATACCTAAAGGTGCTGATTATTTGATTAGCTGCCTTAATCCTGAACACCCAGATCGTAACCCTAGTATGAGGGTAGATCAGGTTACTGGTATCTTTAACTGTTTTTCTTGTGAGTACAAGGGAAATCTATTTACACATTTTGGGGAAAAGGCAAATCAATTACAAATACGCAGAGAACTTTTAAAGAAAAAAATTGCTGAGAAACGTGCGGAAAGTATTGGTTTGTCTTTTCCCGAGAATGCTGTAGATTATACAGGTGAGTGGAGAGGTATTTCCAAAGAAACGTATGCAACCTTTGAAGCCTTCGAGTCTACTGACCCAGAATTTATAAACCGTATAGTATTTCCTATAAGGGATACTACAGGTAAGATAGCTGCCTTTATTGGTAGACATACCGCAATGGGTACTCCTAAGTATCTAAATAGTCCTCGCGGGGCTAAGATGCCTTTATATCCAAAGGTAAAGCCGCAGCGGGGTTCGATAATGTTGGTAGAAGGTATCTACGATATGCTTAACCTTCATGATAAGGGCTTGACTAATGCGGTATGCTGCTTTGGTGTAAAGAATGTAAATGAGGATAAATTAAGTATACTTTCAATGCAGGGCGTTGACAGTATAGATGTATTCTTTGATAATGATGAGGCAGGTAAATCTGGTGCCTCTAAAATTAAGACAATGTGTGATACTCTCGGCTTAAACTGCCGTGTTATCCAGTTTGGTAACAAAGAGCTTGATGCAGGTGCTCTCACCTATTCACAGGTTCGCAGTTTAAAGAAGAAATTATATGAGTAACCTTAAAGATGCCATATTCAAACTTGGCTATAAAAGATTTGGAACAGCAGCA